TAAACAACTTCGTAAAGATTTCGATAAAACTTTACAAGTACTTAAATCTAGTACTTCTAGTAAAGAACGTGAATATGCAGTTAAACATATTCAAGAAGGTATTATGTGGCTTGGTATGGATTTAAAAAGGCTTAATGAACCTAATCCTTATCCTAATAGTTATGACCCAACAAATGCTAAAATTGAACCAACCGCTGATGGTTTAAAATTATAAGTTATGGGATATACTAAAGAAGAAAAAGACTTAGCTATTGCTGGTGCTAAGGCAGTAGGTTTTAAAGAATATATAAAACCTGCTACTCAACTTATGATTGCATGGACTCCTGATTTTGATACTAGTGGAGTTAGTATATCACAGGAAGATTTAGTTAATGGTTCACCTAAAGAAGGTGATATGATTGCAGTTAATTCAGATAATAATAAAGATATGTGGCTTGTAGCTAAAGAGTTCTTTGAAGCTAACTATGTTGCTGCTGTTGTAGAACTTGATGTTAAAGATAATGATTTAAAATCTGATTATCCTCATGGTTCTAAATCATTAACTAATACTGATTCTAATGGTGCTCGTAAGAATGTTAAAGATATTGTATTTTGGGGTAATGGTGATACATTTAAACTTATCTCTAAAGCTTCATCTGAAAAAGAAGGTTGGATGAAGTCTACTAAAGCTATGGAAGTTATTTATGATAACAATGGTATAGGTGCTGATGTAGTTGTTCAAGTAACTACTCAACAACGTAATCCAGATGGAAGTTATGTTATAGCTGAAGCTGTTACTACTGTTGAGAATGCTTATATCAAAGAAACTTTCAATGATGCTGGTAATGTAACTAGTAGAGAAATATGTAAGTATTAAAGATAAGCTAAATTTGCATATTTCCTTCCTCCATTGGCGAGGACTATAAGTATTAAAAAAAGTATTAACAGAATAACTTGTATTATGATTAAGAATAAAAAGTTTGCATTATTGTTTAATGAAGTTAAACATAAGTATATGGATACAAATGGTAATCTATATACTTCTATGACTACTTCAATAGGTAAGTATGAACCTATTTTTGATCGTATAGCTATTGCTAAAGGTTCTTCTCGTAAAAAATCTAGTAAATATTATGGTTGGTCGGTTAAAGCTATTCTTGCTGATTGGGATAAGATTACTGATAAATCTCACGTTAAAGGTAATCGTACTCATAATCGTTTAGAAGATATTACTAAACGTTCTACCAATTTTAAGCATGATAATAGTTCTAATAAAAAGGGTTATGAAACTCTTTATACTGTTGATGATATTATTGATGGTACTGCTGGGTATGGTGAGCTTAATCCTGATAAGTTTCTTAGTACTGGTATTAAAAATGAATACCCTAGAATATATAATTTATTTACTTATTTAGCTAGTCAAGGTTATTATTTTTATTCTGAAATAGGTGTATATCATATTGAATATTTAATCTCTGGTTTAATTGATATTCTATGTGTTAATCATGAAACTAAAGAATTTATTATTGTAGATTGGAAAACTAATAAACATGACCTTGTTCCTTATAATGACCCAGCTTTTAGATTTATTAGTGGTTATTTTAAGAAAGATAAACAAGGTAAAGAAACAAATGAGTTTATTAAGACTAATAAAACTTTTGCTTATCCTTTAGATAAATATCAAGCAAGTCATTATATGGTTTATGCTTTACAACTTAATGGTTATGCTTTACTATTTGCTCAAAAAGGTTTTAAACTTAATCAACTTATTCTTTGTCATGTTAGAGATGAAAAACAATTTACTACTGAACATACTGTATGTAATACACATCCTGAGTATATAGGTAAAAAACTTGTTGAGTTACATAATATGATTATTATACCTGATGATATTAAGAATATGTTTATTCATCATAATAACGGTATGTCTAATCAAAGTAAATTATTATTGTAATGACTACTAAAACTAATATTCTTGAGGTTACAGATACTTTAGAACCATTAGAACAATATATTCGTTCTGATAAATCTAAGTATAAAAAAGCTAGTGAAACCATTAATCCTAAAACTGGTCGTAATTATATTGACCCGAATAATGATTTTCTTATTGGTGAATCTGGTGGTTTTCTTATGAATATTAGTTTTACTTTTATTAATATGCATTTATTTCGTGAAGCTGGTATAACTTATGATAACCATAAGGTATTTACTTTTCATGAAAATGATACATTTGAATATGATAAGTTTGTAGATGTTGAAGAACATCGTAGAGAATATGGTATGACTATGCCTTGTAAAGTTCTTTCTGATGGTAGTATAGTAGATTTACATATTACTGGTGAACATTATAATTTTATTAATTATGGTACTATTGAAAAACTAGATAGAACTTCTGTTGGTAGTTTTTATGACCCTCCTAAAAAACATTGGGGTACTCCTGAACCTTTTGATAGTCAATATTGGATATTTAAAGTTAAAGCTTTTGCTAAGGCTAACGGTTATAATCTTATTATACTTAAGTCTAGACGTAAAGGAATGTCTTATATAGAAGGTGTTGGTAGTGCTAATCTGGTTAATCTTAAACCAGGTGTTGTTGTTATTCATGCAGCATTTGATAAAAAGTTTTTAACTAAAGCTGGTGCTATTACTCAAATGAGTCGTAAGCAACTTAATTTTTATGAGTTTAATACACCTTTTATTAGAGGTTCTGTTAAAGCTAATGGTACTCCTACTGGTTTACTTAAAAAAGATATTGAAGAACTTACTACTGGTTATAAAGATTCTTCTCAAAATGCTCGTGGTGACCAATCTATTTTATTTACTGTTAGTACAGCTAATACTCCTGATGTTGCAGTTGGTAAGTCTGCTATTGAAGTTAAATGTGATGAGTTAAATACTTTTCCTAATTTCTCTGACTTTATGCAAATGACTAATCCAACTACTACTACTGGTGCTTTTAAAACAGGTATTATTATTGCTTTTGGTACAGGTGGTACTAAAGCTGGTAATTGGGCTGAGTTTGAAAAACATTATTTCAATACTGAAGTTTATGACTTTATGCCTTTTGAAAATGTTTGGGATGAAAATAGTCGTGATGAAATTACTGGTTATTTTCTACCTTACTGGTGGGGACTTGAGGGTATTGATAATAATGGTAATTGGTCTATGGATAATGATGGTAATACTAATTATGAAATTGCTATTGCTATATCTGATTTAGAACGTGCTAATAAACTTAAGATTTTAGGTCATGGTTCTGATTATATAAACCATTGTAGTCAATATGCTAATCGTTCTGGTGAAGCATTTAATTCTGGTACTACTAAAGTTCTTTCATCATTAGAGTTAAAACAACATATTAAAAATGTTCGTACTCAACTTAAATATAGGTCTTATCAAGATGGTTGGGTAAGTGAAGAAAATGGTAAGATTACTTTTAAATCTAATCATCAGTTATCAACTGAAGGATTTGATGTTCACCCTTATATTGAAGATGTTCCTTTTAAAGCTAATACTGATTTACATGGTTGTCTTAGAATTCATCATAATCCTTATCATGATGAATTTGGTGATATACCTAAGAATTTATATTTTACTACTTATGACCCTTATGCTGCTGACATTGAAGATAATGAAATTACTACTGCTCATTCTTTAGCTGCTGTTCAAGTTTGGATGTACCCTAATAATATTAGTTATAGTGCAGGTAAAATATTAGTTGCTTCTTGGGTTGGTAGACTTAATTCAACTGAATCTGCTGATATAGCTTGTATAGCTATTACTAAACTTTATAATGCTAATTGTCTTGCTGAAATGGATAGAGGTACTATGTTATCTACTGCTAAAAAATATAAGTTTGTACATAGATTAATATCTGACCCTACTAGTGTTACTAATAAAGAAGATACACCAAAAAAACGTTCTATTGGTATGATTATTGGTAATACTAATCGTAAATTAGATGGTATTGTATTACTTAAAGATTTAATATATGAGCCTATTTCTAATGATGAAGATTCTAGAATTATTCATCGATTTGAAACTATTACTGATTTACCTACCCTTATAGAGTTTGATAAGTTTTCACATCGTGGCAATTATGATAGAGTTAGTTGTGCTATTTTAGCTGCTTATCAAATTAATGCTTATATTACATTGAAGCTTAAACCGTCTAGTAAAAGAAATACGGTTAATTTACGTTCAGCATTAAAGAAACTTAAACAAATGAGATAATTATGGCTACAAAAGAAATTAAGAATATTAATAAAGATAGTGATATTAATCATTATAATACTATTAATAGTAAACAACGTAGAGATTGGTATGTTCCCGTTGTTGAATTTTATTTTAAAAAATTAACTAATATTAATGATAAAGAAAAAACTCTTGAATTTATTAATGCAGCTAATGGTATATATGCTGAAGATTTAAAAAAGAAATTTCTTACTCTTATTAATGCTAGTAAATTTATTGATGAAATTAAAGACTTAGATGTTCTTGATGAAATTGATTTAATTGTACCTATTACTCGTAGAATTATTGGTGAATTTATTCGTCAACCTGATAATGATTATACTGCTGTTGTTAAAGACCCTGATGCTACTATGTTAGCTAATAAACAAGCTAGTGAAGCTATAAGTAAAATACTTATGGATAAACTAATGCTTGAATTACAACAAATGCAAGAAACTGCTATGAAACAAGCTGGTCAAAGTCCTCAAGCTAAATCTGAAGCTGAACAACAGTTTGCTGCTGAAATGCAGAATATGGATTTAGATAAAGAAATGGAAAAAATAAAGACTAAGTATTTTAATGACCAAGCTGAAGATAGTAAAGCTTTTGTAGATGCTATTGTATCTAAAGAAGACCTTAACAATAGTCTTATTCAACAATTCTTTTATTTCTATGCAACAGAAGAAGTTTATACTGTAATTGATACTGATGAAGATACTGTTAAAATAAATCATATTCCACCTCAACATTATTATCGTTTCCCTGCTACATTAAATAATGATGTAGAAGATGATATAGCTGGTATGTATTCTTTTGAAATTCCTTTTTATGAATTTCAAGTTAAATTTAAAGATAAATTTAATAAAAATGATTATGATTATATTATTGGAATGAATGAAAATAATATTAATGGTAATGGTTTTAATAAACAATTATTTACTAAACATTTTAGTGACTATTATGATACAGATATAAATAATAGTGCTATTGAAGGTATTAAAGATAATGTTATGTCTATTTTTAATAATAGTGGTAATATTAAAATGTATCGTTTATTCTTTAGAAGTAAACGTAAATATGGTATTCTTACTACTATTACTCCTGATGGTATGCCTCAAGAAATAGTTGTAGATGATACATATAAACTTAATCTTAATAGTGGTGATGTTGAAATTGAATGGTTATGGAAAGATGAAGTATTTGAAGTTTATATTGCTGGTAATTTAAGTAGTGGTGCTTATTCTAAACCTCAACCTTTACGTTATCAACGTGAATTTCTTGATGATGTTGAACACGTTAAACTTCCTGTAATTGGTAAATCTGGACTTCTTGTTAATTATCTTAAAAAACCTATTTCATATCGTTTACTTCCTTTTAATATTATTTATAAGTTTTTACATATTAAAATACAAGCTGAAATAGCTAAGTTTCAAGGTTTCATTAATGTTATTCCTGAATCTGTATTAACTACTTCTGAACATTTTAAATTAAATGAACGATTAGATTATTTATTTGAAAGTAATTTACTTCTTTTAGATGATAGTCAAGTATCTGTTAATAGTCTTCAAGCTATTCGTACTATAGGTTCTTACCATAAAGATTATATTGAACAATTACAAGTTATTAAAACTGGTATTAAAGAAGATGCTTGGGAAATGGCTGATATGAATAATGAACGTTATGGTGAAATTGATACTCGTGGAGGTCAAGGTAATACTCGTGAAGCTATTATTCGTATATCTACTGGAACACTTCTTTTATTTACTACATTTGATAATTATTTAGAACATCTTTATCAGGGTATATCTGATATGGGAAGACTTACTGCTACATCAGGTGTTAATCTTGAATATAAAGATAAAGATGGTAAAATGATAAATAGTTATATTGACCATAATACTTTACTTAATAGAGAGATTGGTATATTCTTTAAGAAATCACAATTAGAACGAGAAAAAGTTGACGCTATTAGAAATAATGTTGTTCAAGCTGCTATGCAAAATAATGAATTTCTTTTAGCTATTGAAGCTATTGATTCAGAAAATGTTCAATATATTAAAAAACTTGCTAATCAAATTGATTCTGGTAATAAAGAACGTGAAAAGTATTTTAAAGAACTTGAAGCAGATATTGAGAAACGTAAGATGGAACGTGAGAAAGAATCTGAAGAAGCTGATTATAAACAAGCTATTGATGTAGAAAACATTAAAGGTGAATATAAACTTCTTGCTAAAGATAAAGATTTACTTATTAAAATGATTGAGTTTAGTTCTTATAATCCTGATAATAATAAATATGAAGGAGAAATTCCATTATTAACTGCTGAAATTGAAGCTGCTGAACTTGAATTAAAAAAGGCTAATATTGCTTTAACTAATGCCAAAACAGCTGAAGTTAAAAAAGGTAAGCCTAAAACAAAATAAGATTTATAACAAACTGTTATAGAAAATAATGACAATACTATTACTAAATATAACCCTATTAATAAGGTTATATTTAGGCTAACATATATAATTAATAAAGTAATATAAACTAAAATAAAAATTATGGCACTTGGAGAATTAATCATTGACACTGGTGATACTGGTACTGAAAATACTATTGACTTTGAAGGTACAAGTTATAACACTAATGACGCAGGAGATTTACTTAATGAAGATGGTACAGTATTTAAAACTAAAGCTGAACTAGAAGATACTAGTAATTCTTCTTCAAATGATGATAAAACTGTTGAGATAGACGGTGAAACTTATACTTTAGATGAAAATGGTAATGCTACTAAAGATGGTACTATTTTTAAGACTAAAGATGAACTTGTAGAACTCACCAATGATGATGATGAAGATGAACAAGTTGAAATTGATGGTAAGATTTACACTATTAAAGATGGTGCTGCTATCGCTGAAGATGGTAGTGTGTTTAAAACAAAAGAAGAACTTGATGAATTAGCTATTACTGATGAAGCTGACCAAATTGGATTTGATATTAGTAAAATTGCTGAGTCAACAGGTTTAAAGTTCATTGATGATAAAGGTAATGCTATTGCTTATGAAGATAGTGAAGTAGGTATTGCATCTTATGTTAAAGATGTTCATCAAAATGGTGTTGATAAAGGTATAGATATGGGTATTAAAAGCCTATACAATATTAATCCTTTAATACAATCATTTGTTGAACATATTAAACTTAATGGTACAGCTGATGGATTCAATCAAAATGTTGCTTATAGCACAATGAAGATTGATGATAAGAATGAAGATAATATGATTTCTGTTATTCGTTCTGCTCGTAAAGCTAAAGGTGATAGTGAAGCTGAAATTAGTCAATATGTTTCTTGGTCTAAGAATGCAAATAATCTTAAAGATTCTGCTGATGCAGCTCTTAAATATCTTCAAGCACAAGAAAGTGTTGAAGCTAAAAATAGAACTACTGCATTAGCTCAAAAAGAAGCACAAGAAATTGCTAATCATGAAGCTGAAATTACTAATATTCAAACAGTATTAACTACAGGTAAAATTAAACTTAGTGATAATAAAGAGTTTATTATACCTAAAACTTTAGATGTTCCTACTTCAGATGGTAAAACAGTTAAAGTTGATAGTAATAATCTTATTGATTATATTACTGTAAAACGCGAATATACTGTTGATGGAAAAACTGTTAATATGACTCCGTTTGAAGCTAAAGAATTTATTGAAAAACGTAATCAAACTACTGAACAAAAACTTATTAGAGCTATACAGTTATTAACTGGTACTAAAATGGAAGATATTTTAAGTCGTGCTGTTAGTTCTGCTACTGTTAAAAAAATTAGAAAGTTTAGTACTAAAAAGAATAAAAATACTAATACTATACCTTCTAATACAAAATCATTTAATAAAAATGATATAATTTTTGAAGATTAATTAACCTTTTAAATATAAATAATTATGAGAATAATTCGTAATCAAACTTTTGATACAAGTAAATATTTGGATGAAAACTTTCTTTATTCAAATAAACTTGTTGATATACCCACTATAAGTAAGCATATTACTTATCTTTATGGTAGAGATACCGATATGTTTCCTCTTAGCTTTTTAACTGAAGGACAAGGAAATATTACTAAGAAAACTTTTAAGTCTAAAGATACTCAATATACTTGGGCTGTAATGGGTCATATGACTTTCATTAATAAAGTTGTTCGTTTATCTAATGCTTCAATGGTTGAACCAGGTAAGGGTTTTACTTACTTTAAAGCTGTTTTTGAAACTGACATTTTCCCTAAAGATTTTGGTTCTGTTTCTCCTGACCATAAACATCTTGTTCATGTTACTGGTGAACCTACTCGTTTAGGTGACAAAGAATTTGAATATGAGTTTCAAGTTGTAGGTGCTGATTATAATGAGTATATAGGTCTTGGTAACTTTAGCGCTGGTGCTGCTTGGGTTATGAGTACTCCTACTGTTCCAATGAGTAAATCAACTGGTAACAGACATCATAGAACTACTCCTGGTAAAATGACTAACCAACTTTCTCTTCATCGTCATACTTTAGATATTGCTGGTAACTTTGCCAATAAAGCTACTGTATATGAATTTAAGACTAAATCTGGTAGTACTACTAATATGTGGATTCCTGAAGAAATGAATCAATTTGACTTTCACCGTAGAGTTTTAGATGAAGATAACCATTGGTATTCAATTTACAATCGTGATAGTAATGGTAATATTACTACTATTGACCGTGATACTAAACAACCTATTCCTCGTGGTGCTGGTGTTAAGCAATTTATTCAATCTGCAGGTAATCATCAATATTATACTCACATGACACTTGACTTATTAGAAGGTATGATTAATCGTATTCATTCTAATCGTACTGATGGTGGAGTTGCTGAGGTTGTTATTTATGGTGGAGCTGGTGCTAAACGTATGTTCCAACGTGCAATTAAAGATGCTGCTGTTAATAGCCAATATTATCAAGAATTAGGTGCACAAGAAATTAAAGACTTAGGATTGTCTATGCAATTCGGTAAATATTTTACTTCTTATAAAACTATTGATGGTAAAGTTATAACTTTTGTTGAAGCTGGTATCTTTAATAAAGGTCCTCGTGCTCAACAAGATATTGCTAACGGTCGTACTATTGGTGGTTTTCCAGTTGAATCTTATAATATGGTATTTCTTGACCATGGTATTGACATGGAATCTGGTGAACCTAATGTCCAAATGGTTAAAGAAGAAGGACGTGAACTTCTTACTGGTATTTATAAAGGTTTAACACCTTTACCTGCTGAATGGGGTAATGTTTATTCTGACATTTTATCTACTGACCGTGATGAGGCTTCTTATGAAATGATGTATTCTAGTGGTATTGCTATTAAGAATGCTACTACTTCTTTCTGGTTTGAATTAGACTTCTAAGACAAATACTCTTACAAATTAATTGATTAAGTATAAAAGTACTAACTTATAAACATATCGTATTATGAATAATTATATACAAAAAAGGGAAGTAACCCTTATGCAAACTCTTGAAACTTCTTCGTTCATTGAAAAGAACGCTAAAATATTTACTGTAACTGATAAACCAATTACTGCAAATGATTATGCTCAACGTAAACTTTTATCTAACTCCGACTTTATAGCTGACATTATGCCAGTTATAGTTGGAGTTGATGATAAAGATAGAGAATGGCGTAAAATAGCTAGTAAATATTTTTATGAAATTTCTATTTCAATACCTTTGATTAATGGTAAAACATTAGATATTTCTTTAGATTTTGATTTAACATCTGAAAATCATAAGAAAAAAATTAAAGCTTTACCTAAACAATTTAAAACATCAGAAGAATTAGCTGACTATGTTACTAATAATATTGATGAAGTTGATAAACATTATTATGCAACACCTGTTAATTATATTGACTATTTTGCTTATACTTTTGCTTATTATCATTCTCATGTAGCTAATACTTTTGAAGATGTTAGTAAAAGTAATAAAATTAAATTTTATATGGTTACTAAAGAAGATATTGAACAACGCAAGAAAAAAGCTTATTCTACTGCTAAAACAGTACGTAAGTATTTAACTTTGTTAGATGAAAAACCTGTGTTATTTAATAATCTTTGCACTGTTTTAAAAATTAAAGGTAATAATGACTTAGATAAATATGCTAATATTGAGGTATTTGCTAAGTCTAAACCAAATGAATTTATTGCAATAATTCAAGATAAACAACTTAAAGATAAAGCTATGATTAATAGTTATGTTAATGCTGGTTTACTCTTTAAGATTCCTAATTCTGGTGTTCTTGTTGATATGAATGACAGAAGTGTTATTGTTGGTGGTAATATAGGAGAAGCTATTAGTTTCTTTAATAATCCTAACAATAAAGATTATATTGATACTATTGCTAGTCAGTACAAAGTAATGAAAGAATCTAAATAAGATATGTACTCAACTGTAACTGAAATACACAATGCAATTGATATAGGTACGCAATTAGTTAATTCTAATAGAAAGCGTACTTTTCAACCACCTGAACTAGATGTTCTTTTTAATCGTAATCTTTTACGATTTATTGATAATCGTAGTACTTCTAAAACTAACATTAAGCAAGAAGGCTTTGATGATAGTGTAAAAAGGATTATTGATTTAGAAGAATTAAAAGTTAATACTGGTTATGTTAATACTATTATTTATGATACTAATACATCTTATATAGTATTACCAAATAACTTTAAATTACCTTATGGTGGTAAATCAAAAGTTCATTATGATTGTCTTGTTAAAGATGTTGCAACAAAAACTATATCTATAAATAAAACTAACCTCGTGTTTTCTGATGATAACATTGGGGTTAGTGGTATTTATTATAAGAATTTTAAAATTACTACAACTGATATTAATAATAATCAAGTTGTGCTGTTTGATATTAACAATTATCTTAATCTTGAACCATTGTATTCTCCTGATACAAAGTTTATGATTATTAATATGATTATGAATATTGTTAATCCCAACTTAACATTTTATTGGGAGAAGTATAATGATACTTTCTTTCCTAATACGTTTATAGTTGTTGATTTTACTAATACATATAAGTCTGTTCAAATTACTTATGATAATAATGTTAATATCACAGCCCAATTTACTAATACCTTAAATGATGTTTATGATATTACTTCTAATATAACATCATCTTCTGAATTAGTAGCCTCAGATAAATATAATAATCTTGTTGATAATTTTTACTATAATAAAAATAGACAATATAAACCATTAACTAAAATAGAAAATGGTAGATTATATATTAGACATGATGGTTTTTACCCTATTACTTTTAATTTAGAATATATTGCTACTCCTATATTTATTAATTCTTTTACTGGTCAAATGACTAATCTTAGAAATAATATACAAGAAATTATTGATATGACTATTGAAGATATATTTGCTATACTTAATGGAACATATCAAGGTATTATTAATCGTAACACTAAAATTGAGTAATATGAGTAAAAAGAAAAAAGATAAACGTATTGCCGTTTATGGTCATTCTTCTAGAACTAAAAGAAAAATGATTAGTCATGAAATTGCAAAAGAAGTTAAAACTGATGAAACTGATGAAATAGTTGAAACTGATGAAGAAAGTATTATTGATGATACTAAAACTAAAGTTGAACCTAAAGTTGAACTTAAAGTTGAAACTGAAACTGATGAAAAGTTAAAACAAACTTCTAAATAATTAATGTTATCATAAGATAACTAATTTTAATTTTTAATACATAAATTATGAAAACTCCTTTGATTGTAAATGAAGCTTATGCTGCTAATGATGGCACTACTGTTGGTTTTATTGATAAAGCTTATCATCTTAAAAAAGGTTCTATTGCCTTTTTCGATACTGCTGGTAAAATTATAGCCGCAAATGTATCTGGTCCTGCTGCTATTGTTGGTGATACAGTAAATATTGTTGTTGGACTTGGTGATGGTAAAGTAATTAATATTAATGATGTTACTAGAGATAGTTTCCGTTATAATTATAATACTTACGCTGCTGCTGTTCTTAAAAAAATGATTGTTGGCGGAAATGGTTCTGCTTATAGTTTAAATTTACCTTCTACTATACCTGCTGGTGCTGTAGCTATTGTTCATGTGTATAATACTTCACAACTAAATGATACTATGCCGTATCAAGAATTTGTAGTACCTGTTGCAGTTGGTGCATCTGCTGCTAATATTGTAGCTGCTGTAGTAGCTACTGTTAATGCAAATAGTAAAACTATTGTTACTGCTGCTGCTGTTAGTACTGATAAAGGTATTACTTTTACTGCTAAAGCTGCTTTTGGTTATAATTTTGCTGTAACTGTTGGTGGTATATTAGCTAATGCTGATATATTAGAACATAATCTTGTTAACCATAAATATGTAGCTTATACTACTGGTGTAACTGCTTTTAAAGTAGGTAATGGTTTAACTTCTCAGTTATTAGCTGCTGAAGATTATTTCTTTGCTACTCGTGGTGATGGTAATTATGATAATGCTGCTAATGATAATTTATACACTAAAATGTATCTTACCAATCCTGCATTAACTTATGACCAATATAATTGTACTTATCATCTTAATGCTTATCCTTTAAAGAAAAGTCCTGATTTCGTTAATGATTTAACTATCTATATTAATGATGATATTGATGCTCTTAAAACAGCTATTGATACTATTCTTGCTGCATTATAATAAGTTAAAATTTAATAAATAAATAATAAAAGGGTTAAGTTAAACCTTAACCCTTTTTTTTAAAAAGTTAATTATGGATACTAATAAAAAAGCTTTTTACCCTTTTGAATTTACATCTATGGTAGTTAGTGCTACTACAAATAATTCAACAAGTATAACTACTGGTGGTTTAACTAGTGGTAAAATTTATTCCATTCTTTCAACACCTATTGGTGGCACACCTAGTTTTGATGGTGCTACTTCAATTGAGGCTGGTACTCAATTTGTAGCTACTGGGGCTAACGCTACTTGGGGTACTGAAGAAACTGGTGAACTTATTGATGTTAGTACTGGTAAGCCAGTTAACATTTCATTTTATAATAAATCTTCTTGTGTATTTATATGGAAATATATTTATAATGAAGATGATTTTTGTACTTCTTATATAGTTACTGATAGTAATGGTAATTTAATACAATAAACTATTATGGTTACAAGTTGCATTATACAATATTTATTTCCTCTTATTCCTTTTAATGAATATATGTGTTGGTTAAATGGTACACCACCTAACCTTAATCCTCCTTATGTAGATGATTTATATCCTATATTACCAAATGAAGGTGTATGTGGTATTGCAAATCAAGGTGGACGTTGGAATAAGTTTGATGACACTGTTGATGCAATAGACCAGATAGGGGATGAAACACGACCTTTGAAACCTGATGCTTGTATTGTTAATGATGGTAAAGGTGGTGCTGTTATATTAGATAGTACTTTAACTCTTACTAAATGGGCTGTGGGGTTTAGGATTGCTGACTATGTTAAAACTTCTTCCTTGGCTATAGTTATTGGAGGTCTTGGGAGGCAAAATATATGGTTAAATAGAAGTGGATTTTTTAATTATAGGGCTGGTGACGGGAGTCAAAATTCTTTTGATGGAACTTCTAATTCTATTATTACAGAACCTATTGATGGGAGTGTTGAAGGTTTTGTTTATTCAGATGGTGTTAATGTTTATCTTACTTATAAAGGTTTAAGTAAAGGATATGTGACACCCAGTACAACAATTTTAGTTATAAGTAAATTAATACAAGGGTATTCGAACTCTTCTAATGCGGCACAAGGCGACCATTTCGGCTACCGTATATACGACCTATCTGCAAGAACACCTGACGAAATAAATACATAATTTAATAAGAATGATTGTTTATTTCACGTTGATAATATGCCTGATGACGATAATTTCAAATATGGTCAATGGCTACTTAATGAAGAATATGGAAATGTAGCTTTCAATAGTGGTACCGATAAGACTATGCCTAATGGTAGACTTTTCTATGATGACCCAGCCGACACCACAACTGATTTTAGTTTTATAAGAGATTATACACTTTATCCTGAATGGCTACGTAATGCTCCTAATAGATATGGTTACAATAAGGCGGCTTATTTTAATGGTGTGGATAGTAAAATAGTTAAACCATCTCATGTAGTAACAGATATTGTAGAATTTTATATATATCTTGAATCTTATGGAATGGTTTTTGGTAACGATTCTGGAAGTCAGTATATATGGTTTAGAGCTGCTAATTTTGTAGAGATATATAATACCGATTTTAATAGATATACTACGGCTGATATTCAGTTAAATACTTTTTATAAAATTACATTTCAAGAAACAAATAATGGTATTGA